CCAGCCACGTCAAGAGCCTCCCGTAGATACGGATGATTCTTGAGAGGCCCGCCGATCAGCTTGTCGCCCCAATCAGACAGTATCGTAAAAGCGCCCCAATCGACACCTTCCGCAAGCGACCGTCTCAAAACATTCGCAGCACCCGATGCAAGATCAGTTGCGCCTTCTCTTAATGCGCCAACTCCGCCAGTCGCAGCACCCGCGATCACGGCATTTGCGATAGGTGCGTCCTCAAGTTCGGGCGCTGGCCCTTCGATCTTTTCCCTTTCTGCTTCGGCTTGTTCGAGCGTCAGCTCTGGCGATGCTTCCGCTTTCACGGGTTCCCACAACTTCGGATCGTAAGCCGGCGCGGACTTCACCGGCTCCCAGAGACGCGGATCGTAAGTATCAGGTTGTGCGCCCGTAGTGATCATTTCTTCGGTCTCACTTTCGTTCCATCAGGCAAGGTCCATGTGCCGTCATCGTTGGGCGTAGAACCCGCCGGCAGTCCGGCCGGTGGTGTTTTAGGTGCAGACGGTTTTGCCGCCGCTTCAGTCTTAGGCGTTTCTGCCTTGGGTGCTGGAGCCGCAGTCGGTGGCGTCGTCGGAAAGTGGGAATCCAAGAACGTCTGCAAGTCAGTCCCGCCGCCCTTAAGATAGCCGGTTAGCGCCGTTTGAAACGACTTGCGTTCTTCCGGCGACATCCGATTGTATGCCTTGTTCGTCAGCGCAAGCCGCTGAGTCATCCATGCCGCTTTCGCGGGAGCGACCTTTGCGGAGTCAGGATCGAGATTAGGATCGCCCGTAGTCGGATGCGCCTTGTCCCACGCATCGCTTGCTGTGGTGATTCCTTTGCCGAGTTCGACATGCTCGGCCAGAATGTCGGTCGGCTTCGGCGGCTTGGGTACTTTAGCCCCTGTCTCTGGTTTACGCGTAAGCATTCGCGCCATGTCGCGGGCTGGAACGCCGTCAAGCGTCGATGGATCAACTCCACGCTTTGCGAGATCGGCCATAAGCTGCGGGCGATGTTTCTCGGCGTCTCGGTTCTTTTCGCGCTCGGTGATAATGCTGTTACGAGCCGTTCCCGGCGGAATAGCTAGCAAACGCTCTTGGTCGTCCTTCGGCTGACCGCTCACCCATTGCTTGTATGCGTCGTCAGTCTTCGCGGCTGCGCCTACTCGCTGATTGAATTCGTCGCGGCGAAGTTGGACTTCCTGATTGCGCGCGGTGACTTCCTGATCTTGGTAACTCTTTTGCTGGTCGGCCCGCTGCTGCTCAACTGCCGTGCGTCGCGCCCGCATTGCCCGTTCTAACGCTTGATTCTGTTTCTGCTGATTAAGTTCCTGCTGCTTAAACTCCGCCTGCCCCGCGCCGCCCAGACCGGCAACCGCGCCCGCAGGACCGCCTATGGCACCGCCAATCGCAGCGTCAGCGACAAGAGGCAGGAGGTCTTTGACTCTGCTCCAAAGAGAGCCGGATTCTGTATCGGTATCTGGCATTAGGCCCCTACTGCTGCTGCCCCCAAGGTTGGCAAAGATTCGGCCACCATAGACATCGCATCAGCGCCACCACCCGCCGCTGCCCCCGATGAGAACATACTGCCGAGCTTCGACCCTATTCCCGACAAGGCGCCTGCCCCACCCGAAGGTCCACCAGTCGAACTAAACATGTTTGCCAGCCCCGGTATCGCTGACATCATCGAACCCATGCCACCATTCGCCATCGCCGACTGTTGCTGAATCGCTCCCGGCGCTGGCGGCGCGCTAGCTTTTACCGGCTGCCCTTGCTGTGGCAAACTGAGTTGCGGCGTAACGCCCGCCGTACCCGCTGGCTGCCCCGCCATCAACTGTTGCGCTAAAGCTGCCATATCACACCAATTCCGCGATGATCGATGCGGTCGTGATTGCCGGGTTCGGCCCCGGCTGTCCCTGCAATTCCAAGCCGCGTGGCGCAGTAACGCCTATCGGCACCGGATGCGGTAGCTCGCCAAGTTCGGGCCGGAGTTTCGCTTGCAGCACTTCCAAGCCCACATCGCCCAAACCCGCCGCTGCTGTAGATGCCGTGGACGGTCCCTGTTGCGATGTCTGCTGCTGTGCGAGAATCGCCGCCGTACTCGGATCAACGCCCTGCGCGATCAAATTGAGATACGCCGTCTGAAAAGCTGACGATGGCCCCGCAAGAGCGGGTGTGCTGGCTGCGCCTCCTTGCTGTTGCATCTGCTGTGCCCCCGGAAACCCCGCATTTGCCAGATTCCCGACCTGCTGCTGTGGACTAGCGATAGGCAGCACGCCGGAGCCACCGAACATCGCGCTCAATTTATCGCCTATGCCAAGCATTATAGTTTCGTGCCGCTGCCGCCAACGATTGGTTGCGTACCGATTGTAGTTCCGCCAGAGCCTAATCCCATTCCAAGCGCCTGCCCGTACTCACTGAGCAAGGCAAACGGCCATTGGCTCTGGGTCAGAGCATTTTGGTATCCCGTATTAAGGCCCGCCTGCGTTTGCGCCTGCTGTGCCGCTCCCGCTCCATACTGAGCTTGATAGGGCTGATACATCGCGGCTGCGGCTCCCGGTAACGCCTGTCCCGCCTGAAATTGAAGTTGCTGGCCCTGCTGATACGCAGGCTCATAGATGCTCGCACCAAGGTTGGCGAGCGTGTTGCCAAGGTTCTGCTGATTGACTCCTTGCTGCGCCATCATGCCGGTGCCGCCGAATGATCCCGTTTGCTCGGCTTGCGCCTGCAATCCCGGCTGCACGGCGTTCTGATAGTTGGTGACGGTCGGTTGCGCCGCCGCACCGTAGTAGGCGGCGAGATAAGGATTGTTCGGTCCTGCATTCGCACCGGATGCGAATTGAGCGATGTCGCTAGCGCCGAGGCCAGTCAGATTTTCGGCCACTCCTGTAAGCCCGCTGATTCCTGAAAGAGCGGATTGTTGATCCGGCGTGAATGGCGCTACTTGCTGGTTGAGTCCAGCAGGCATGGCGTTCGTGCCGCCACCAGGACCGCCGGGACCAAAGACCTGACTGGCCATGCTCTCGATATACTTCTTCAGGTCTCCGGTTGCCCAGCCGGGAGCCGAGAAGGTCGAACTGGATTGTGCGCTTGAAGGTCCGCCGCCGCCCATCAGCTTGTCTCCCAGAGATTTGCTCTCATCAATGTTTGAGCAACACGGAAATTCTCGCCGTAGCGTTGGAGATACAGCGCGATTCGCGGATCAATCGTGTAGGTATCCGCATAGAGCAGACCCAAGGATTTCCCATAGGCTTTCAATTCCCGCAGCATGGTTCGCGATTCCGCGCCGGTCGGATGGCGGAAACTATAGACCACCCACAAAATCAACGACTGAGGCACTTGCAAGTACGGGCAGTTGCCGATGATCGTGACGGCGAAGCCTTGCATCTGATTCTGCTCGTTATCGAAACAGAACAGTTCGCAACTGCTCCGGCCCACAAAGCCCATCTCAAGTTGCGCGCGAATGTGCTCCGGCGTCCAATTCCCCGCGTCGGCATACTTGTCGGAGTTTTTCAGCATAAGGCAGCCCAGCCGGACTTTCGGCCACTCGGCAACCATACGCGCTCGATCCGCCTTCACCATGCGGAGCCTGATGGTCGGCGCAACTTGAATATGTCCGTTCTTGTTGTTCATGGGTAGTAGCACGCCCTATTTCCGTTCCAATGATATCCGACCAAGTAGCCCGTCATCTGATTTACCGAATTTGATAGCCAGCTATTCGGCACAAGTGCCGGGGTTCCGCCCCCAACAGAATACATCAGCGATAGGGCTGGATCTTCGGTGCCGTACTGAAATTCAGTCACGATAGGTACAGGACCGCCGCCGAGTTGAATCTGCGCGGCCTGATTCACTGAGTTTGCGGTCAGAGCGCCAACCAATTGCTGCTTGTTGATAAATAGATTCGAGCCGCCGCCCGCTGACTTTAGATGAAATGTGTAGAGTGCGGGAGTTGGCGGATTGATGTAGCCGGTCCAGCGACTATAACCGTAGGTCGAATTCACGCCATTGGGAAGCGAAGCCGCCGTCAGGTTCAAAGGCCCGTCGTAAGTTACCGCCGATGGCTGGCTCGGCAGATCGCCGACATGAGGCGCAATGGGCGCACTCAACTGGTAGGCATGAAAGCGTGACGGTAGATGCTGCGCCAGCACGATCCCACCGCTTTCCTGCCCGTTCTGGTCAGTCGCCGAAGTCTGGAAGTCCTGATTGTTCTGCTGTAGGAACTGCGAAAGCGTCAGCAGGTACTTTTCATGGTTGCCGACACTATCCGCCAGCCGCATTGAGCGTGGCGCTGGTTTCGGTATCAGACGAAGCGGCAGTGGTTTAGGAGTCGCCATCAGCCGACATCTCCGCATGGAATCAACACAGGCTGCAATTCGATCACTTCCGCAAACCCGCGAGTCGTTAGCTGGTAGCTCTGCAAGCGAGCCGTATTCTTCAAATCATACCAGCCATCATCGGTCAGAGTTTCAGTCGGCCCAATCCACTGATACCCACCGCCCTTGTTCTGATTCAGCGCCGTCAGTGTCGAATAGGTCGGATACCCGTTAGGTCCGAAGCCCGGACGCACGCGCTGAGACTCGAAGACATAAAAGTAGTCCCCGAAAAGATTGCTTGTAATATATGCCTGCCCCGGCGTCACGGCATTATCGTACACGATTGGCGCGTGCTCGGTACTGAAAAAGCCCGCATATTGAAGTCCGGTGCTCGGAGCCTGATACAGACTCGGAATCGGCAGATCGACCGCCAGCCGCTCGAACGCCCATCGCTGCTGACGCCGATAGTGAATCAGCCTGCTATCGAAAGAGCCTTCGGGATTCGCGTACTTGCTGGAGTAGCACCAGATAAGCAAGTCTCGGCTCGAATCGAACTGTCCCGCCATATTCTGAGCGTAGGCGGGGTTTATGTCCCGCTGCAACCATTCGATCAGGTGATTCGGAAGCTCTGTCAGATTCCAGCCGTCGAATTGCCAGAACTTAAACACTCCATCATAGAAGTAGTGGTAGTCTCCGGTGTTGATTACCGCCTCTTGGCAAGGCGCTCCAATTTGCAGCGACACTTCCTGCACGTCCCATCCCGTCGTGCCGCCATTGAAGTAGCCGACGAACATGGAATTGGCCTTGTAGAAAATCGCCGTGTTGCGGAGCCGCCGTACCGCCGTGATCGCGCCTTCGGTCTGCTGAATTGGCTGAATATAGACCTGATTCGGAACCGACCCAAGCCAACTCGGCGGACTGTCTGACAATGAGGAAACGAAGCTGTAGGAATTCGGCGGCACCAGAATGATCGCGTAATCGGTCGCCTCCACGATTGCAGCAACCGGAGCCGTAGAGCCATCCGCCCCCGCTGGCAGCGGTGCCCACTTTGCAGCCGAAAGCCGATAGAATTGATCCGCATCGACGCCGTTGACCGCAAGCAAATCCTGTCCATAGGCTGCAAAGCGCCAGCGATTTGTCGGATTCGTGCCTGTCCCGTTCAGAAATCCAAGCTGGGACACTTTCATATTGCTGTTCGCATCGGCAACGTAAAGCCCCTGCGCAGTCGCGCCGACAAGAATTGGTGTCGATGGAGGCGCGGGAACCGTGGCGGTCGGCAGCGTCAGCAGAATGCCGCTGTACGCGCCGAGACAAGTAGAAGGGAGGCCGGAACCTAGAACGCGCTGGCCGGGGAAAGTGCGAAACCCTTTCTCTGAGGGATAATAGCCAAATGAGGATTGGACATTACCCGGCGTGATCGGATCGGTATCAGGCGCGTAATCGCTATACCTCGTTGGCTGCGATGGCGTGCTCGTTCTGGGTGTCGGTACAGGCATTCATCCGTGCCAATTCCGTCCAGTTAACGATAGTAATACTGCATCGTAATCGGGCCGTTCCCGATGCAATTTATCTGGTCCGGTATTGCAACACCTTGACCCAACTGAGTCGGTTTCTGAAGCAGCGGCGAATTCCAGCATCCGCCGTAACTGTTGCCAGCCGACGCGACGGCGGCGGGAACGATGATATTCCAGTTGGTGCTCGATACGACGCCGATGCTCGCGGCTGGTCCAGCCAGGCAGTAGGCGGTGTTGGCCGCACTCGTATTACAGAGAGTGAGAAGGCTCTTGTTGCCCGCCTGTATGACGACGACAGGCGTAGCCGTGCCAACCGCAACCGGCGTCGAACCCGAATAACCGGCGCGCGCGCTGCCCGGCGGATTTGTGACGAGTCCCACCGTCACGATCAAGGCGATCAGGCCAAGAACGATGTAGTGCAGTTTGCTTTTCATTTCGATTCCTCTCTTTAGTAGTGCGGGTCTAAAACGACCGGCCCATTCCGAGTATGCGTCTGTTCCTCAAGCGCATCCTTTGCTTCGTTCGCCGACTTCTCATGCAATGCCGCCCGGTCGGGATCGCGGAGATATTCCTGCGCGATATGCTGGCAAGTCATATTGATCATGAGCGGACGGCCCTCGTTCACCCAAAAACTTTCCGTGTCCTGATCGTCGGTCGGCACCGGGATCGCTGCTTCCAGCGACAATTCGAGCGGATATTGCCCGTTTGGTGTCGGAAATAATCTGAGCAGTCTGCCGAATGACCGCGCCGAACTTGGGATCGCGGTAAACGGCGGCTGCACCGGATCGGCAAGCAGGATGTCCTCGTAGCGCCGCGCCCATGAGAGCGGTATCCAAACCTGTGTGAGCAAGAAGCGCACCATGAGAATCTTCACGGTGCCCTTCGGCTGCAAGTACATGTATTGGCCGGGTTGAGTCGTGATCGACGTGTCGGTGATCTGCGACGGGTAGTAGCCTTCGGACGCGAGAATGTCCGCACGCTCTTCGGCCATCAATTGGATGAAGGCGGGATCGAGAGTTGACCGATTGAGGCGGAATGCAACCTGTCCTTTCACATCGGCCCATGTCAACTGCCCTTGCTGATTCGGCATTCATTTCACGCTTCGTCGTTGAACCAGCGGAGATTGCCCAGATTTTGTTTCATAGGGTGCTCGCTCGGCGGCGGCGTTCCCGTGCCCTCGATCAGTACGATCTTGTTCGACTCCAACAGCCCCGTTGAGCCGCCAAAGAAGTTAACGCAGGCATTGCCCTTGAGTCCGGAGTCGTATTCGTCACTGCCGACTGGATCGATGAATTTCTCTCTAGCCATAAGCGTGATGCGCCTTGCCGTGTGCGTGATGGCCTTTCGGCTTACGCGCAAAATCGGCCAACTGCTTTTCGCTCATCCCTGTTTCAGTAGCCTTGCCCTCCCGCTTGCGGCGAAGTTCCGCGCCCATAAATTGACGCTGCCTCTCCGTCTTCGCGGGCATAAATCAGCACTCTTTGTTTTTCTTCTTGCTGCCTTTCTTCTTCGCCACGGCTTACTCCTTTCCCGCCGCACTGTAGTTCTGCGGTGCAGCCTCAGACACCATTCCGCCGCGTTCGCCAGCCGCCATCTCGCCAGGCCCGTCCATCAGCTTCATCGCATTCGAGCGGACGTAGGTGACTTTGGCGCGATCCTCGCCCATCGGTTCCTGATAGTTCTCGCCGACTTCGGGACCGGCGAAACTGCCGAAAGCTGCGGTGCGTCCGCCAGTAGTCATGTCTTCGGACGTGCCGAAGCCCGCACGGTCGCGATACCACAGAGGCCGATTCATTCCGATTTCGAGATTTGGATCAGCGATTTCCTGTGTGCCGTCCATACCCTTCGTGCCGGGACCGCGATCAGATAGACCGCCGAAAATCGAACCCATCTTTTTCGTCGCCATAAATACTCCTACCTCACCCGGTCGGGTGGGCCTGTAAAGCCTCCAGTTACGTTACCTTCGGTGATTCTGAGCGATCGCGCGCGCATACGATGCGCCGCCTCTTTGCGATTCAGTTCTTCCGCTTGAGCCTTGACTTCCAGCCGCTTGCGCTCATGCGATGGCAAGTTCCACGGGATGTCGGTACGCACCGCACCGGGAAGATAGCCATTCTCGCGATCTGCCCGAACCGGCGAAATCATCCGGTCAAGGTTCATCTCGCTTGGTACGCCCCGGCGAACGTAATCCGGCGCATAGAATCCATCCGGGTAATATTCTTCCGAATGCGGCTCGTTGTTTTCGTCGCTGACTTGCCAACTACCCTTGCCCTCAAAAGGCACCTCAGTCGGTATGCGCATTGCGAGGCTTTTTCGATCGACTGCCATTACGTTGTTTCCGCAGGTGTCACTGCTTGCGCCAGAGCAGACGGAGGAGATGACGGCGGCTCAGGTACTTGAGGAGTAACCGGAGGTGGCGCAAGTGTTTCCGGTTCGGTGATTTTGGTGTACTCTGCTTTGCGCTGCTTTTCGTCTTCCATGAAATACTCAAGCGCTTTTGCGATTCGCTCTAGAGCGTCCGCACTTCTCTGCTCAGATGATGCCATTATTTTACTCCTGCTGTTGGATGTGTTAGCGTATCCACATGCAACAGAGCCATAAATGCCCACGCTGGACAAAACGTGATCTTCAGTTTCTTTACGAAGCGCCAAGCCCGCATCCGAATTTGAGAATATTGGCTGATCAACTTGGCCGCAGTCCTAATGCGATAGCCAACAAAATGCAGAGACTCGGCCTTTGCTCGCATCGAAGACGATTCGATCAAGATACCATTATCTCGCAACTGACTGAGGCAGAGCGGGGGTATCTTGCCGGTCTTCTCGATGGCGAGGGGAATATCAGTTTTGCCAAAGAACGTCGGGCTGGAGTAATGACAAATCGCTGCCGAATCTGGATTTCTATCGGCAATACGAATCGCGAAGTCGTCGACTGGCTCCACAAGAAAATTCCTGCTGGCAACGTCTGCACCGATCATCGGCTGAATCGTTTTGGAAAAATGAAAATGCACCGCTGGATGGTTTCGACCAATCCGGCCATCGTTCTCATCAACGAGATTTTGCCATATCTCATCATCAAGCGTCCGATAGCCGAACTGCTCAAGGCTGGGTACAAACATCTCGATGCTGCTGGTCGTCACGATCTTTGGCTCCGTACTGCTCAACGTCCTCGCCGATTTGCCTAATTGGCCCAAGGTTGTGAGACTTGTGCGTATCGAATCCATCCGCGAATGTACGCGGCGGTTGCCGACACAGTACCCGCCGAGGTCGTCACCGTCAGCACCAAGTCATAGAGACCGCCATTGGTATTCGGCAATCCATCCGCGATGGTATAGGGCACGGCACCGCTGACAATCGTGGCACTGAGTCCGGCGTATTGCGGACTGACCTGACCGCCACCAGCTCCCGGCGTGATCCCGGTTGCGAAGAAGCCCAATGCCTGTGCGGTGTTCTGTAGCGGGTCCAGCGTCAAAAGCGCAAGGCCGAGTTCCATCACGAGCGCATGGCTGCCAGTATCGAGTTCCCCGCAGTCAAGAAACCAATCGAGAATCACGATGCCTGAGCCCTGAGCGGGCAGAGTGCAAAGATGAATCTGATCTGGGGAGGTCGAGGTAAGCGTCGAAACAGGCGCATAGCCTTGTGTCCCGTAGCTGGCTCCGGCGGTCGTATTGACTTGGACGTTGAAAGGTCGCACGACCGGCGTGAATTGCTGCATCTGCGGCGGCGTGTTGCCGTAATCAGCAGCGTACCAATTAACTTGTGCCATGATCGTTTCTCCTTATGCTCCTGTCGGCGACGCGAAGCTGTAAAGGCCGATACCAGCGTATGTCTGGCCGTAGAAGATCGTCCGCTGGAAGCCGTAGATCATGGTGAGCGTCACTCGTAGATCGTTGCCCGCATCCAGCAATTCCTCGTACCAATTGACCCGCATCGGCTCGCTGTCCACAATGTCCACCGCGCCGAATGACACCGCCAATTCCTGCGCTCCGACCATAATGCCGTAGGCGACTGAAGTTGTTCCATTGCCCGGTGCTCCGAGTGCGCCCGGCGATGCGACCAGCGCACCGTTGCCACCTGCGGCATTCGGATTGAACCAGAGGTTTTGCGTCGAATCGCCCCACGGAACGTGAGCATCTTCGTGAATCGGGCAATTGTTGATGATTCCAAGGGCTCCGACGAATATCGGGTTGCCCGTCGCGATGCCGCCTTGAAGCAGACTGGAGAAGATATCTCCCCACTGCCCGCGATCGTAGTTGTTCCGTAGATCACGCGCCTGATAGGTGTGGATAAAGATCAGACCGTTGATCTCGATTCCCTTCACCACCACCGGCTTGATCGGAAACGGTAGCGCGCGCGTTAGCGCAACCGCCTGATTGATCATGCCGAGTTCAAACCTGGCTGCCGGCGTTTGAGTCAGCGCCGCAATGTTTGCGACCCCGCCAGCAAGGATGATATGCGCGGAGTCAATCGCAGTGACGGGGTTCATTCCAGTCGCCCGTACATCGGGCTGTCCAGTGTTTCCCGCCGCCTGATTCAGCGCCGCGTATCCCCAAAGCTCCTTGATCCAGTTCGACGCGATGACGTAGATCGCGTCCCGTGCCGACCACGGAGCGCGTTGCTGGCTCATTCGGCCATTCCACAGAATCGGGAGCCGGTGCTGATTGATTACCACCACCCCCGACGTGTACTTGATCGGCACTTCCTGCCCCGTCACTGGAGCATCCCCCAGCACACCGAGGCTGGCGATGTTCGGCAGTAGGTCGTACCGAACATTGTCGCCCGGTCCATGCAGCGGTTCGTCGAAATACTGCGCGAAATTCGTCATGTCGCGCGGATTCAACGACGCCGCCATCATCTTCACGAGAACGGGCGACTTTACGGGCTGTGCAAAGAACCTTTGGCTGTAAATCTGGACGGCGACCGGATCGTTCGCAACGACCTGCGAAAGCATGTTTACGCTCCTTTATTGAGGCGTTGTAATGTTCTCATAGCGCCCCAACAAGGCCAGCCGCGAGGTTGACAGACGCACGGCGCATCGTGTAGAGTTCTACACTATGAACACCGAAGAAATCTGGAAACCAATCGAAGGCTGGCCGTATGAAGTTTCTAACCTTGGACACGTTCGACGTGCATCCGATCATCAGCCAGTTTCCATCTGGCCGACTCCAAACGGGTACAGTCGAGTTGTTCTCGTGCGAGACAGAAAGGATTTCCGTGTTCACAGACTGGTGGCGGGGGCTTTTCTGCCCGAGCCTATTGGACCTGGGCCTTGGCAGGTCAATCACATCAACGGAATCAAAACCGATAACACGCTTGAAAATCTGGAATGGAATACACCCAGCCAGAACCAACTTCACGCGCTCCGCACGGGACTTCGACGAAAGCCCGTCTTCGGTTCCGCCTGCTCTTGGGCCAAACTCACCGATGCCGATGTTCTCGAAATCCTTCGATTGTACGAAGCTGGCGCAAAACAATACGAACTTTCTGCGCAATTCAAGGTCAGCTTCTCGATGATCGGAATGATCGTGAACGGACGACGTTGGCAACACCTTACTGGCGGCATTCGCCGAGGCCATCGCGTCGCAGGTTCTGCGCACGCCCTCTCCAAATTGACCGAGAAGGATATTCCCGAAATTCGCCGCCTTCAGGCCGAAGGCGTAAGTATGAGAGAAATCGGGCGACGCTACGGAGTGTCGAGCCAGACGATCCGGCAAATATTCACCGGCAAAAGCTGGAAGCAGGTTCCGCTGGCTGACTGACTGTTTTTTCTCTGAAGCAATCCGCAAAGCAAAAACTCCTGTCGGACAATTCCGACTCGAAACTTTTGCCCCGCGTTTCCTGTTGATGGGGGCGAGGAACCTTTCAATTCCTCCCGACTCGTTAGAGTCGGCCAACGCCTCCGTCTTTCGACGGCCATTTTGTTGACGCGGTTAGGTATTGTCCGCGAATGTCTTTCCCCGATGGGGTGTCTCAAGGTCGAAGCATTACGACCTGCGTTGCCACAATCTATGAGCGAAATATCAGAAAAGCGCAAGTCCCTACTTTTTGGACGCCTTGACACGAGTACCATTCGTTGGTATCCTGCGTTTGTGAGAATTCAACTCAATGGATGGAAATGCGAACGATGCGGATGGGAGTGGAAAAGTCATTCATCCGAGCCTCCAGAGCGTTGCGCGAGTCCGAAGTGTCGAAGTCCTTATTGGAATATCCCTCGACGCCGGAAGAAAACGCGGCGAAGTGACGCGGCTCCTACGGGAACACGGGATCGGAATTAAATTCTCCCGTACCCTGACGCATCCCTCACTACGAAGAAAGCTAGTACCCGCTCAGCTCTGTCATTCCATGAAATAGCCCGCGCTTCCATGCATCCCAAGCTGAGAGATTGCATCCGTAACAAAACGGGCCGAAACCGCGTAGCAGCCAGCCAAGCGAGTGACCCTGCGGCGTGAGGCCGTGCTTTACGCGAAGCAATTCATGGCAGTGGCGGCATTCCTGGTTCGGCCCCCAGCGCGCCATTCCCGTCCGCTGGCTCTGATTCTTGACAGTCTGCGGCGAATAGCCACCGAGTTCCAGCGGAAACGGGCTGGTCGGGTCTATAGTGAATTGCTGCTGCATTACCGCCCGATCGACCGATTGAGAATGTCCGCAGTCTGCTCGGGATGAGCGTCAAGCTGGGCCGCGATTTCTCTGGAGACCCGGCGAAATTCCGCCGGATTCTTCAGTCGCATTTCGTCCAGTTCGGCGCGTGTGTAAACCCGCGTATCGTGCGGCTCTCCGCCTTCGTGAATACCGCCAAGCGTTTGCGTACCTGCGTCCAATTTGCGCCTCCGTTCCATTTCTTTCACTGCGTCATCAACCACCGCCATTGTGCGCGTGCCCTGTGCGCCCTTCCATCCGCGATGTTTGGCAAGTTCGTAAGCGGATTTGGCTGGATTGCCTCCATGCCGCGCTGCGGCTCGGACTGCCCGCTGACGCCGATACTCGAATGTCGCACGCACTACGAGGTCTTCCGCCGCTTCGCGCTCGCTGATGCCGCGCTCAGCCATCACGCGGGAAATGTTGTCGCGAGTCTGCGGATTCTTGTCGGCGAGCGCATCGTCCACCGCCAGGTCGAGTTCCCCCGTCAGTTTGAGTTCTTTGCGATAGTCCTCGATGAGAAATTCAACGGCGGGCTGATAGTCGGGAATCTCGGCACGCGCCGCCGCTTCAGAAGTCATGGCAAAAGTATTGAGATTTTGCGCTTCTGTCTCTGCCCGACGCTGCGCATCACTCTGAGCTAGACGCTTTTCCAGTTGCCGACGATCCCACTTCAGCCATTCGACGTAATTTTCTTCGGCATTCGGTTCCGCGTCATCGCTGGCCGCTGATGTCGTACCCTGAGTCTGCGCCCGTTGTGCCGCGCGTTCCTGTTCCAGTTTGTCAAGACGCTCCTGCAAACCGCGAAAGTCCTGATCGCGCTTGCGGAGTAGTTTGTGCGCTTCGTTGGCCCGCTTGGTCTCGGCTTCCGCTTTAGTCTTCAATTCCTCTGTGGTCGGCTCGGTCGGTGCCCCGCCATTGCCGCCTTCACCAACTCCGCCAGCTAAATCCGCGCCCGTCGTTGTGCTCGTTGCGTCTGCCATTGCCGTCTCCTTTAGAAATCGATTCCCGCATCGCGGCCTTTTTGCACGGCCGCTGCGAGTCCATCCTTAACGTCGTCTTTGTACGAAACCCCGTTCGCCTCAACCGTCTTGGCGTTCTCAACCGCCATGTCAATGGCTTCTTCCATCGTGTCGCCGATACCGATGGCAGAGCCGAATTCAGGATCGTCCTGCGGTATCACCCGCCACACATCATCGATCACACAGGAATTCCCGATTTTGATCCAACGCAAACGGTCTTTGGGAAACTGTACCGTCATGTAATGCTCACGCACCCAATCGCTTTTGAGCACGATTTCCGCCGCGTAACGGGCAACCGGATTCAGAACAACCGTGTTGCCGCGCGCGCCTTCGTAAATCACTTCGGCCCAATTATCGAAGACTTCGATGTAGCATTCAGACGGCGGGCGACCGGCACGCACAGTCGGATCGATCAGATACGGCGTGCCATCTTCGGCGACTCGAATCTCGTTGGAATAAAATCCACGGCAGCCAAGTTGTCCAAGCGCCTCTCCGAATTGCTGGGTGACCCCGCGAATCGCCAATGGCATCGCCGCGAAATCGGATACCTTCAGGATATATGCTTGATCTTTTAATTCGTAGCCGTAGCCCCCGACAGGATTGTACTCGCCATCTACGCAACAGCCATCGTAGCCAGTTTCGATTCCGGGCACATTTGCTTCCACGATAAACTCAAAACTTTCTTTGCGAGGACCGAGTTTTGTTTCCTGATCAGTCAGCCATTCTTCCGTTTGGACTGCGTTTACATGATGGAAGGTCTCGCCGTCGCCGCGCGTGATCGAACGCTTGATCCAAACATCTTCCTTGTCGGCGAGATAATCGCGAAGTTCCGTTATGCCAGTAATCAATTCGGCAGAGACAATCGGCATTTTCATTTCGGCCATGAGATCGCGCGTCTGCCAGCGTTCGATTTCCAACGCCTCGGCACGCCCCGGTCCCCAGCATGGAATGCCAAGATCGCGGACGTGCTCAACCTCATCGTGCGTGTAAACGTCAGGCGCGACCACAATGTCGGCTGCGCGAATTCGCTTCAGCCAGGAATAGACCCGCTTCACACCGGGAATTCCGACGCCGAGCATCCGCTTTTTCTCAGTCGGGAATCCGCCCATCACCCACGGACAATAGTATTCGACTTCGCCGAAGGACTCCGCAAGTTTCTGAGCGATGTGCGGGAACAGGCCCGAATCGATCACAAGACATCGCTTATCGGAATAGTCCGTCATTGCCCGAATCCAGTCGGCTGGGATTCCACCTGACGCGCCGCCGTATTGTACATCTCCCGCGCCTGCCAGACGTAAGCGCCATCGAACCAGCGGATACGCACTGTGCAGACTTCCGCATCGTGATAGAAGCGCCGTTCCTTTAGCGAAAGCCAGTCAAGCTCCACCGTGACCTTACGGTTGAAGAGTTTGAGACAGACAGGACAGGCTTTGCTTTTCATGCAAACCAAATCCCCATCATGAAACACCAGTCTTCCTCGCCCATGTCGCCATCCAGAATTATCCAATGTGCCGCCCAACTCACTGCGGACGCTCCGTTGTCTGTCCGCTGTATTGAGTCAGCGGTGCTCCATCTTCTCGCGCCATAATGTGAACGACGACGTGGAAGCCGGCCTTGCTATCGGCCTCGATGTTGCTGCCGACCAGCATATCGCCATCGGGAAGCGTGAGGCGCTCGCCGACATTGAGGCGCTGGGTTTTGTAAACCCAAGTCATGCTGCCGTGTTCTCTGGTTTCAGCGCGTTGAGAATGTCCAGCCGATGCCGCCGCAAATCCATCCCGTGTTCGTGCTGCATCTTGCGCTGCTCGTTCGAGGCGCGCGTGCTCTCCACCAGACTTTGCAGCACCAGCTTGAGATCGTTGGTGGTCATGTCGGCACCGAGTTTCTTGGCCTTCGCTTCGGCGAGCGTCGCCTGCGCAGTTCGATAGCGAACGTCAGCCATAATTTCTTCCTGCGTCCGCTGCTTGCCGCGTCCAGTAGGATTGATGCCCTTCATCCGCATCTGCATCTCCTGCTGGCTGGATTGCTGGATACGTTGCTTGAGCGCCATCCGCAATTCGCCCGGTATCAGGAACCAGTCGAGGAATTCAGGGAAGAACTTGTTTTGCTTGATCAGCGTAGCCGCCAGCGCCAGCACGTTATCCTGATACTGCGCACGGATCGTCGGGTCTTGCTCGCAGTCGTCAACGGTCGTGTCGTATTCGTCCTCAAAGTCTTCCTTGACCAACTGGACCGCCTGCGATGCCATCGGTCCCCCGATCCGCACCCAGCGATCATCGGCGATCAACTTCATGTACTGGAGCGTGATCGTGCCCTGCTGGCGCTCGAAACGCGCGGACGAATCAAAATAATTCGCGAGAAGAAGAAGGCCGAGAGACAGGCGCTTGCGAAGGCCGACACCAGTTGAATCGCCGGGATTGATGAGCGACTGCGTGTATCCGCCGAGAGCTTCGATTTCTTTCGATGCGAATTCCAGCAACGTGACTTGCCCTGTCGGCACGGTCGGCGGAGTCTTCGGCTTGACTCGATTCTCACTAAGGGCATTGCGCTTGAACCAATGAATCGCGCCGGGGAGCGTCGCTGTCTTCCGGTACTCTGCGGCCTGCGGCTCGCTCATCGCGCCGACTTCCACGTCAAGTCCGCTCTTGGTCTGTGCGCTTAGAATCTCAATCGCGCTGCTTGCGCTCTTGTCGATCAGGAGTTGGGGGGACTGATAGAGCCGAACCAGCCCGTACCAGAGTTTTCGCTTCTCATCCCAATCGCCGGTGATGCAGTTGAGCGAGAACCCGTCAATCGGCATCTTTTCAGGACCGGACAGCAACAGGCTCCGATTGAGCAGGAACATCCGCCAGAAAGTATCCTTGAATACCTTTTCGACGTTGGCGGGCAGGGCGTGCGCTTGTTCGCGGATGAGCCTTGCATACTCGCTGTATTCCTTGGTCTCCATCCAGCGGAACGTGTCGAGTATCGGGTCTTTGAAGTAGTAGCCTTCGGTCGGACGGGTGTACTGGAAGTCGGTAATTCGTACATCTTCGGGTGACGGCGGAATGTCACCGCCTTTGTTGGTCGGCTCAGTCATTACCCACGGCACGCGATACTTCACAAGATCGGCTTTGATCGGGTAGTCCTTGGTCATCATGTCGCCGGAAGCGGCGGATAGAATCTCGCGGACGAACGGCCATTTCTGGATAGCGACTTCCACTGGCATGCTGCGCTCACGCGCCCGCCAGCGTGTTCCTTTCAGGCACTCCCTGCTCGTTTGCGGCCAGATCGCTTCCATCGGAGAGAAGCGTTGAATCTGGATGATGCCCGCCGGGTCTTCGGCGCGGGAGAGATAACTGTCGAGAAATCCCATCCCGCAAATGTTCCGGTCATGTTTCGAGCGGGCTATTTCAAAATCCGCCTCAGCCCGATCGTAAGCCCACTCCTTCGCCTGCGTCGCCATCTGCGCTTTCGCAGCCGCGCGTTGATCCATCGGATTGCGCGGTACGTAGAAAATCGCCAGCGGCACGCGCCGCTCGATCCCGGTGACTACCTTGATCAATCGCTGGACGTGATTGAGATTGATAATCGGGCGGTTATCCGCCTCCATCAGATTGCGATCTACCTCATCGACCGCATCGCCGGCAAAGAATGCGTATGCCTTGCGCGCTTCGGAGCGGAACTGCTCGACACGCGGCATCTCGCGCTGAAGCTGCCGGACTGCCCATTTCGCGGCGGGTTGTGCATCGGAAGAGAGCGCGGGGCGTCCACGCCCATATTCGGAATATTCGCCTACGTCTAGGTCCGGCGTCAGGTCTTGGAGACGGTTGTGCGGAAGTCCGGGCGGGGTGCCGAGGAGTTCGCCGCTGTTAGATTGCCACGGCATCTAAATCGCGCCTCGTCTCCGGCGAGCTTCAATTACATCAGTCCATGATTCTAATTTGGCCCGTTCAAACATGCCGATGAGTTCGTGCGCATAACTCCGGTTCTGTAGATTCATTGTCATCAGACTGCGGTCTTTACGCAGAAAGATTGCCACCGCTTGGTATAGGTCTGGGTCTTTTAGAGTCTGCGCGATTTCTCGAAGAAACTGAATTCGTTCTCGCCTCAGAGCATTGGTTACTGTTTTGAGTTTTGCCGCCATCAGCGTCTCGCTATTTCAATTCCGCTAAGCCCGTTGCGGCGCTGCGCGCGTTTGTCATCCAACACGCTCGGCAAGTGCTCCTGTACGAATCGAAACGGCATCCCCATTTGTGCGATGATCGCAAGGCACTCGACCGGCAACATCACGATTGCACCGGACCCTAAAAATTCTTCGCGGCCCAAAATATGCCCTGCCTTGAGATGGTCGCCAGCAACTTGATCATAGAAGGCGGCGAGAAAAAGCCACTTCGCCCAATCGGGATCGATATACGGGGAAAGATCGTGCGGGAAATCGGTCAGCCCTGAACCGATCTGACTGAGCTTCCTGCGCTTCGCCTCACCCATGCGTCTCGCCTCCCGTCTGGTTAATTGTTTGGCGGGTAAAAGATTGACATTCACATCCAGCAAACCGACACCATCGAAATTGTCCGCAGATTGGCGTGTGCCAGGCTCCCCGATGCCCGCAAGCGCATGATTGGTGACGTAGTTTTTCAGTGGCGAAATAGTCTCGCGCCCTTTTCAAAGACTTCGCATTCATGGATGCGTCTCGGTCCTGTTGTGAACGATTCTCGGCTTTGCTGGTCGTTTTAGCAACTCGCGGCACTGAGCGGCGCGCTGCACCAGAAAGTCGTGCTCTTTCTGCACTTCTTTGAGCTTGAGACCGGATTTGGAGAGCAACAATTTGATTTCTTTGAGTTCGGATTGGAGCAGTTGGCGCGGGCTGCGCTTGAGGTTGAAGATTGACGCGGCCACGGCTGCGGGCGACGCTGTAGCGCCGTTCTGAGCGGCAGCTTTAATTCGTTCTTCCGCTGGTGGAATGCGACTCTCGACTTCCCCGGCTTCCTTGGAAAAAAACTGGAGGCTGAATTTCTCCAACAAGTAGTCGCAAACTTCATCGCGGCTCAAATCTCTGGCGAGACCGGCGCGGTAAATCTGGATCGCTTCGGGCGGGAAGTTGCCTTGCTGGAGAATCTGATCGATGCCTTCACGGAGGCATTGCTCGCGCGTCTCGCGCTCGATGATGGTATCGGTGATCGGCAGGCCGCGTTCGCCTACGGCGGTGATCTGGAGTTTCACGGGTTCGCCTCCGCTGGAATGCTGGCCTTAACGAGTTCATCCACTTCGCGCGAAATCTCGAATCGCGCGCTGAAATCTTTGCGAACGGCGTCATCTACTTCCTTAGCTTCCCATTTCAGCCGTTCGCACGCTTGCCCAAACAGAATCAGCGTCGCCGTAGTCGGAGTGCCATCCTTGGTAATAAGCGCCATCACCTCGTCCACGCGTTCGCTGAAACTCTTGATGTTGTACGAGGGATTGTATCCGAGGTTCATAATTTTCCTGCTTAAAGTGTCGCTCACAAATGGCCTCCTTCCTTACGCACAATCTCTTTTCGTTTCAAAAACCACAACCGCGCGATTTCCAAGACTTGAATGGTCGGCGGCACGTCTTCTTCGCTCGGCGGGTCGCCAAAAATTTCGATGACTCGATTCAACTGCGCGAGTTGGTCGCGTGTCAGATTGTCGGCGGCGGTGTCAGTCGGGGCCAAGCGATCCCTCGTAGAGCCATCGATCACTGATGTCGAATCCAACGTACTTATATTTCGCTATAATGGTATCGACAACCGCCCTCACTGCGCGATCCATGTCGCTATACGAATGCGCACCTGATAGCGCCTTGTCCAACAACACGGCAATCTCGGATTCAATTAGCTCGCGCTCGTTCTGAATCTGCGCTTCCGTAAGAATATGCTCGTTGTACAAAGTGCGGACGATTTGTGTCAACGCGCGAGTTCGGTAGACGATCCAAACGGCATCTGAGCTAACCCCTGTTCTAGCCGCCATACTTCACCTTAGAACCGAGCAAACCAACTGCCGCGACCACCCGCCATTCCCTCGAACTGTCCGCCTTCGCGCTCCCCTTCCTCATCTTCGGATTGCGGAACGCCCTCTTCATATTGAAGTTGGAATGCCTCTTCATGGATTCGTGAGAGAGTGTCGAGACCTTCATCATGCGCCAAGCTCCCCGGTCCAGCGTAAGGACGATACTCCGACTCCACGAAATACCGGATCAGGTCCACTTTCTGCCCGTCACGCTGTTTGTAAATCAATTCGTTCGGC